ATATAAAATTAATAGTATTTATACTTGCATCACTCATATTTAATTATTTGATATAATTTAAAAAAATATGCCATATAAAATGCAATCAAAGTAAATATAATTAACAACGCATTACTTTGATAAAATATCATTAATAATACACTTAATACAAATAAACTTATTATAATAACCGTAAACAATTTATGAAATAATATGTAATATATTAAACATAAAATTATACATACAAGTAATAATGTATCTACAATAATATTAATAGGATAATTTTGTGTTTTTACAAAGTTTAATAATATGAAAAATTTACTTTCAACTTTATTTAAACTTTCTTGAATTACTTTTACAACGTCTTCACTATAATTAAGTAAAGTAGCACCAATATCACTAGAGTGATCTATATATGTTTTAATTATATTGTTTAGAGCTTTAACATCTTTTGATTCTATATATTTTTTAATATTATCGTATATATTAGGATCTATTTGCCCTAATGTAGTAATTAATGTATGTGTAAAAGTTTCTTTAGCACCGTTTGGAACTACATTTATAAAATTAATATCAAAAATATTATTGTCATCAAAAGCTTTTTTCATAAACTCAATATCAATAAGTTTTTTAAATTCTTCAACAATATTAGTATTTTCTTTATTAATATCTTTTGCAAGTTGAACTTCATAAAACATATATATACCAATACTAACAACTTTAAGAATATATAAGAAAATTAAGAATATTAATATTATTTTAATGATACTCATTTTTATAATTCTAAGACGATTAAATAATAGTTCTATTGTTCTATATTAGTAGGGTTTACAACGTTAGGTAATTTAAGTTTGTTGGTAATAGATTCGATAGTAATTTCTTCAGTTTTATTGTTATATTTTTCAGAAGATATAATGTATAATAAAATACCAATAATACTAGCAAGACCAATACACGATATAATAAACTCAGGTAAATATAATTTATTAAAATTATCTTCAAGATCAATATCTAAAACATTAATATATTTATAAGAATCAAGACCAAAAAGATCATTAAGTATATGCGATATTCCTTTAAAACTGTTAATTAATATTAAAATTAAACATAGTATTACTACAATAGTAATAACAACACCTAAACTGTATTTAATTAACGGATTATTTAATAAATATTCGTAAGATTTTCCAGTTATAAGTTGTGCTAAAAACTTAAGAGACCACCAAATAAGTTTAACAATAAGATCAATCATATTTATTATATAAAAATAACATTAATTTAGAAGAGTATTACATACTTTTCAATAACCAAATTACAACAATAACACCTATAGGATACGCAAGTCTAATTATAAATTCGTTTGTTCCATTAAGCATATTATTTTCAACATATTGTTTAAGATAAGTGAATATTAGGCGATCGAATGCTATAGCGATCAAGATAACTAAAGCGAATAAGAATAGTTTAAATACATCACCTTTTGTTTGTCCTAATTTATCCCAAAATGAAACTTGTGGTTCTTTATATATAACCCTAGCAGGTTCAGGTTGTTGTTGATACATAGGTTCTGGTTGAGGGGTTAACGGTTGTTGTTTAATTTTTTGCGGCGGTTCATGTATTTGCGGTTGTTGCATTTCAGGTTCTTGTATATCGCCATAAACTAGTGAAAGTTCAGTTCCATCAAACATAATTCTTTTTATTATCTACACCTATAATAAAAATGGATATTTCAGATAAACTAATAATTGTTTGTATTATCTTTGCAATTTTAGCAATTTTATCTATAGTATTTGGATGTTTTTATTTTAGTTCTAAACCAGAAAACTTTAAAAATAAGAAATCAAAAGAAGCGTTTATTATTGAAAAAATGGTAGAGTTATTTAAAAGTAAATCGGAAGATTTTAAAATAATTGAAATGATGAAAACTTATAAAGAGCAATTTAAAAACGAAAAGTTTGTTAGTAAATTAGTAGAAAAATTAACACAAGAAGATTTTAAAGTATCTAAGAAATCTAAATCATCAAAGAAATCGTAAATAATATTTAAGATTCACTAGATTCATCACTTGATTCTTCATCATCAGTTGAATCTTGTTTATCAATTTGATTCATTTTGTAATTTAGAATATCAGGATTATAATTTGGATTTAAAATAGATTTATCAAAAGGTATAGTAGATAAAGCTTGATAATAATATATTTTGAATGTAATATTATGATTAGCACCTTTAAAATCATACAATTTACCATTTTGTGTTTTGAAAATTAAAGTCATTCTGGAAAATTTACCAATAGGATGAAACTCTCTTACACTTGTTTTTTGAATGGATATATTTTCATCATTATATCCTAAAGTTCCTAATTTAAATCGTGCTAAACCTAAGTTATGTTTAGAATATGATAATGATAATGTAGAATGTTCTTCAATTTCAGGACAATTAAGAATAACGTATTTTTCGCCAATTAGATCAACAATCCCAGGTGCTTCAATTCTATGTGTAGAATTAAAAGGTTTACTCATAAAATATCTAAACTTATTTTTGTCTTTAGTAATATTAGGATCAGTAATTTTAGTAAAAAAACCACTATCAACATTCTGTGATAAATTAAATCCTAATGTATCACGTAATGTAGATTTATTCATATCTAAAACGAAAGGATATGAAGATGTAAAAGCTATTTTATTTTTAACATCTGGTGGTGTGCTTAAACTTTCTATTTTAATATTAATTAATTTTTTATTAAGTAATTGTATTAATTGTGGTAATGAAAAATCACCAATATCTAATTCTATAGTAATATAATTTAATGTTTCAATATTATCTTCAATATTTCCTATATAATAAACTAAAGTATTATTATTTTGATCAACATTATACATAGTGCGAGGAACTGAAGCATCTATAACTTCTAAACCAAAAACATTTTTAAAAGGTTCTGTAAAATAAATAGTATAATTATTAGGATAAGGATTATCAATATAATCACGATCTTTAGAATCAATAATGAATGTATAATGTTGTTTAAAACTATGTGATTTTAAGAATTGTATATCATCAAGAGACATTTATGTTTTTAATATGTAAATATGTTTAAATCTGAATGTTTAGTATTGATCTTTATCTTAGTTATCTTAGCTATTTTATATTTTAATACTTATACAGTAGAACTATTTACATTTAAAAAGATCACAACAACTAAAGAAAAAAATACGCAATTAATTGTAGATAATTTACAACGTATTATTGATACCATTGAAGACTATAAAGAATTAGATAGAATAGTAAAAGATCTACAGGCTACAATTACAATTAAATTAACTGAAAAATTACAGCAAGAAAAAAAAATGGAAAAAAAAATGGAAAAAAAAAAATTATTAGAAACTGAAAAACTTAAATTAGAAACTGAGAATTCAAGTTATAGAAAAAATAGAAAACAATATAGTGATGATATAGTATTATTAAATTTAGATATACAAAAATTAGAAAGAGATATAAGTAGAAATATAACAGAACAAGATCGTATTACTGAAGAAAAAGAACAAATTAAATCAGTAACAAGTGCTGATATATGGTTTAAATATTTATTAGCAAAATCAGTTTCATCTGATACTGCAGAAAGATCTGATACTGCAGAAACAAATACTATAATTGAAGAATTATTAAGATTAGATATAGAATATGAATCATTAGATACAAGTCAGTTAAAATTGGAAAAAGAAGAAAAACAAAATCAAATAATGGAATTAAATAGTCAAATAAAAAAATTAGATAGAAATGTAGGTGAAAATGATTTGGAATTATCTGAAATAAACCCCCAAATACCACAATTAAAAAATAAAATATTAATATTGGAAAAAGTAATAGAAGTTTTAACATCACAAATAGAAGAATTAGAAATTGAAAAAAACAATAAAATAATAAAAAGAACAAATATATTTAATGATTTAAATAAACAGTTAGTATCGTATGAATTAGAAGAATTAATAGAAGATTTAGAAATATTGAAAGAAACACAAAAATATTATGAAAACGAATTAAAAAAATTTAAAGAAGATAATAAAATAGAATTTGGTGAATTAAAGGTTAACGAAGATGATTATAGAAAACATAACTTGATAGATGTTGGATTGAAGGATGATAATAAGCAAAAACAAATGTATTATGTAGTTACAAATACAGAATTAAGTACTAAATTAAATGAAATATGTGCTATAGATAATACACAAGAATATTGTCATACTAGGGATTATAATGAGATATGTAAATTAGATGTAATAAATAATAAAATAACAGATGAAACTAATAATACAATTTTATATAATGATGAATGTTTAAAAAGAAGACCATTTATGAATAAATTACCTTATACAATAACAAAGAAATGATAAACATCCGAGTTATATTAATATTTTTAATTTTACTATTACTTTTCTTAATGTTGTATTATGATAATACGAAAGAATATTTCAGTGATTGTATAATTTATAAAGAAGCCCCCAATGTTATAGATGAAAGATATTATAATTATGGTGAATTACAATTATTATATAACTATTTTAAAACAGATGATAAAGAGCTAATAAAAGAAACTTATAATGATAAAAAAAATAAAAATATTTTAACCGAAACAAATATAATAAATTTAGATAAAATGAATAGAAAAGAACATCATAATAAAAAAATAGTGTTTAATGATTTAGATCCATCAAATTCAGATTGGTCTGTGTGTTATTTTAACGATGCTACTAAACAACCGTTTGATACTAATATACAACCGGATAAAAAAGTATTTTTCAATAGAATGAAAGATGTTAAATCTATATGTGATAATATAACAGATTTGAAAACTGATACTGCAGTTAATGAAGATATTATATTATTACAAATAGACTGTAATAATACAAATATAGATATAACAAATAATTTAGAACCAGAAAACGTAAATATAACTAAAATAAGGATAGTAAAATATGATAAAACGAATAGAACTATAGAACCTTACGAAGAAAGTAATGAATTTATAAAATTCTTTTTTACATTGGATACAAATACTTTGAAATTTATGCCTATGAAAAAACAGGTGAAATTTTATATATTTAAAAATCAATTTTGTGTTAATAAATATGAATTTGAAAGATCTAATGAGAAATGTTTTAATATAAACCAATTAGGATTTGAATCTATAAACTTTTTAAATAACACTGTAATGTTTTCTGTTAGTCAGTCAATGGATGATTCTAATTGTTCTACTGAATTTATAACAACTTTTGATGATGTTAAAGATGAATTGAAAACTAAATTATTAAATAAAGCAAAAATGGATTATAAAAAATGTAGGCAAAATATACGATCTGATTATACAAATGATGATAAAATTTACTATAGTAGAAATAATAATTGTGTAGTTCCTAGAACATACTCTTTAAATCATTGTAGATATAAAGGATGTGAATATCATAAGAAAAGTTGTAATTATGAGAAAGATATGAAGAGTATAAATAAATATAATGATATACTTAATGTAGATAGTTATGATGATTTAGATCAAGAGAGTGTATTTTATATTAGAGATAATTCAGAAAAACACTATAATACTTGTAGAAAATATATTAATTATAATACCAATTTTTATGAAAAGATTAAAGCAATTGAAGAAGATAAAACAATGGCAGATAAAGAGCTAATTAATTTTGATACCGAAAATTTATATACCGATTTTAATTTATTAGAGAATGTATCGCAAGATAATTGTATTTATATTTTTATAAAAAATATAATAGAATAAATAAAAGATGAGCTGTAATAAGGGATGTTCTAAACCACTTGAAACTAAAACGTGTCCTATGTGGATGGCAGATGGTAGAGTCACAACTGATTATAAACCAAGATGTGCAGTTAATGAAGAATTAAATAGTATGTTAACAAATAATAATCAACAAGTAAGTTCTTATAATATTAGAATGTATTTACAACAAAATGCTGAAAAAGAAATGGAAAGGCAACGTAAGAATTCTTTACGTGATGTAGCGGATTGCGTTCCTTGCACAAACATAGTAAATAAAGATATTGTTCATCCTGAGCGATATGTAGTATCTTGTAATGCTGTTTCGTGTTCTCGTAATGAAGTAAATCCATCAGGATTAGGAGATGGACGTAATTATTAAATATGGTATATAATATAAAATGAATATTCAGTTTAAAGGTAATAAAGTTGTAATAACTGGTAAAATTACTCAACCTTTTAGTAAAGCCAAATTAATAGCAGCAAATCCAATTGATAGAATGAGTAATTATTCAGGTAGTGGACTACCCTTCCCTTGTTCTGATATAGCTTTTGATAATACACCAAATATTAAACATATAAATAGTGCAAATTATGCAGCAACATTCGAATATCCTAATAGTTTTTATATGCCAAATGGTAGAGATAAAGTTCCACCAACAATTTATTTAAGTGTAGATGATAATATTATAGAAACCAAAGAATTACCAGATCTTTTACCATTAAAGACTTTAACACATCGTGGAACAACAAATCGTGAAAGATTTGTAAGTTATAAATATAATAATTTACCTATTAAAAATCAAGATGAAGTAATGATAGCTTATAAAAATATGAAACTAACAGAAAATATATTTTAAATATATTTAGTAATTTCGCTAATAGTGTCAATATTACCGTTCATCCAATAAGGTGTGTTATTAAAATCTTCATTACAAACATACAAATGTTTATCAGCACCTAATATATTAGATGTTTTGCGATTATTTAAAGTAAATTTTTTAATACTAGTTTTATATTTAATTGGAACGGATATATGGCATTTATTTAAAATTAATTTATAAACTTTTTTATTTTTTACATTAATCATATTGGTTAAATAATTTCTAATATGATCATTCCATTTATAAATCAATAAAAGATTTTCAATATTAATAGTAGATATTAAAATATTTGAATACCAATTACGATTATTAATATTACAAATAAATTGATTAGAACTATTAACAATTATAGAAAAAACTTTATTATTGTAATATATATTACCATTTAAACTTTTAAAATATTCTCGCATTTTTTTCAAAATACTTAAACTTGATTCAGTAACCTTAATATATTTATTGATATTAATATAGTTTTTTTTAATTAATTGAACAGCACTTTCAGTATCAATATTAAATAAAAAATCAATTTCATATATTTCGTTTTTTAATAAATTAACAGTATGTTTATTTAAAATATTATTACAGGTATCTTTAAACATAGTATCTTGCTGTAGTGATGTAGGCATTTTATCAATATTTGAAATAATGGATGAAACAGTAGTATTATTATTATGTATAGTGGTGTAAGAAATATTAAGTTTATTTAAAAACTTTTTAATATAAGTGCAATTTTCAGGAAAAAACAGTCTTAAATTGTTAATAAATAATGATTTAGTTTTTTTTTCAAATATTTTAACATTATAACCTTTTTCTGCAATTTTAATTCCTACAAATAGACCGTAAAATCCTTCACCAATAATAATTGTATCAGTTGTATTCATAATTTTATAACTATTGATTAAATAAGAATGTATAGAATAATCTTAATTATTATAGTAATAATAAGTGTTTATATAATCATTACATATGATAGTGGAATTGAAAAATATACAGAAAAACAATATGATCTAGATCGTGATGTAATACCACGTAGTTCAACGTATATGGAATCAGAATCTATAGAAACTCCAATACCTGATTCATATTTAACATTTTATATACCTGTAGATGATGAACAAATACATAATATTTATGATCATATAATTATAAAACATTATAGACATATTTTAGGAAGACCTCCAACGGGTAAAGAAATTAAAATGTATAGATATAAATTATTGACACAAGAAGTTGATGAAACCTTTATGATAACAATATTGTATAATAGTTTAGAATATGAATATATGAAAGAAACGCAATTAAACGCAGTGGAATATGAATTAGAGTTTAAAACGTATCAACGTATGTTATTTGAGATATTAACACAATTATATTTTAAATATTATAATGAACAAGTTTATGATAATATGCTACCGTATTTAAGATCTTTATTAATACATTTTCAATTTGATATGTATATATATATAGCTTGTTTATCTTCAGAAAAATATAAACCATTTGAGACTGAAGTATTAGAAACACCTGTAATGAATAAATATGTATTACGTGAAATATTTTATAAACATTTTATTTTGTTAGAATTGCACAATAGGGCAAATGCTATTAAACAGGAAGATCTAAAAGATGGTAAATCCGGAATATTTGGTGAGATCTTTGATGGTCTTAAATTACAAGAAATAAAAGATCGTGAAGATGCCAGAAAAGCTAAAGAAGAAGCAGAAAGACGTAGATTAGCAGAAAGTTCAAGATCAAATAAATGTGAAACAACAATACGAACAAAGAAAGTATATAATCCTATATCCCATAGTATGCCTTTTAGAACAATGAATGAACATAATCCACCTGTATGCACAACATTAGGAAGACGACAAAACTATAAAGAATATGAAAGTAATAAATATACAACAATACCTGAATCGATTGATACTGACATAGGATCTATAATGCCTAAATTTCAATACAATGAATATGTAGAAGTTCCTGATAATATATAAACCTTATATCAAATAAGTAATAAAATGCTTATTAAAACATTAATAAGTGCAAGTATATTAAGTGCAAATACGTTTTATCCTTTAACAAGGATAGGTAATCCTAAAAGTAATTTAAGTTTTAGAAGGAATGTTGTTTTATACGATAGGTGTTTATTTTATAATAATTCTTGTGTTTTACCTATTAACGAAATTTATCCTGATTTACAAAGATATAATAATTTATTTATTGATGATATTAATATGGGTTTAGATAATGCTATGGATAAATTATTATATTTAAATAATTCAACAAATTATAAAGTAACAAAACTACATAATAATACAGTAACTATTAATTTAAATTCAGATTATCTTAGTGATATTACAATAATATTAACACCTTTACATAATGCATTATCACGAATATTTATTTTCAATAATTTACCAAATTATAAAAAGACACTTTTATATTATAATATAAGATTCATAATAAACAAGCTTAAATATTAGACATATTACGGACTAGCAATCATCATATACATACTAAAACTTACTCCAGATACAACTGTAATCATTTCAGTTATATCTCTAATAATTTTACGGTTAGTATAAAGAAGACCAGAACCAATTTGAACAGAATAAATAATTGGCTCTGATATCTTTTTCATATTAACCACTTCATTTACTTTGTTAGCTACCGAAAATAGATAGCTATCATCGCAGTTATTACCACCAATACTATAATAAGCAAGTGATTTTTGATTATTACATTTATTACACATTGTAGAACCTTCAATAGTATTGAAAGTTCCAATATCACATTCAATACATTTATTATTTTTTTCGTAGCTTCCAATAGGACATTTGAAGCAATTATTGTTTTTAATAACAGAACCCGAAGGACAAATCAAACATTTGTTTTCAAAGTTTTCATTAGGCATATATTCTTTATTTTTAATATTACACTTAAGACAACTATTACCATATGTAGCATAAGGATTATTACCAACAATTGTTCCTTTAGGACAAAACTTAGTATCAATCAGTGTCTTTTTAGTTCCTTTAAAACACAAATTACTACCTTCATTAGATGAAAAACCTTCAGGACAATGCAAACACGTTGAATTATTTTTTGTTCTATAATGATTGACAGGACATTTAGTGCATACAATGTCATCAATAGAATTATCATAATCAAAAATATAACCTACATTACAGTTTTTGGTTGTGATAAGATCACTTAGCTTATCTGCAAGTTCATTATACTTATTAATAGCTTCATCGCGTTCATTTTGGATACGAACCTTACAACTACAACTACTACCCCTATTCATACGAATCATTCTAGCATTTACGGTATGGATGATAATCACGAAGATAACGAGTTTGTTGGAGAACATTTTAATTTATACAAATGTTTGATATCATTTTTTATATTTTTTTAAATATATTTTTACAAATAAATGCAAAATAATATAAAAACATTAGTGGTTCCTACAGATAATAAAAAAGTGATTAGTATAATTTATAAAATAAAGTGCGGGTTTAGCAATGAAACTAAAGGCATAAATAATTATACGCATTTACTAGAACATTTAATAGGTTCATTTCTTAATACAAAACAATGTTCAATGGAAGAAATACGAAAATATACTGAATATAAAATATTAAGAACAAACGCATATACAAATGATAATGAAGTAGGTTTTTGGATTGAATGTTATTATAAAGATGCTGATTTTTACATTGATTTAATGGCAAGATCTTTATTTAATTTATGTATTACTACTGAAAATCTAGATATGGCTAAAAAGAATGTAATAAAAGAATTGGAACAAAATGAGGATGTATATTTAGTGAATGATATAAATACTTATTTTTATAAACGAAAGAAAGTAAGTTATAAATATGGTATTGAGGATGTTAGAAATGCAACATTAGATACGATAGAATCGTTTTATAAAAAAGTATTATGTAAAGAGATTATAGTTGGTGTAGCGTGTTATTCTAAATATGTAAATAATATTAAATCTTTAATAATTAAACATTTTGATAAACCTATTAATTTAATTAAAGACGATCTAAGTATTTCGTTTAAAGGTAATTTTCCAAAAAAACATAAGATCATAAAACATTTTAAACCAATTAAATCACTTGAAGTAGTTATAATAATACCAATAAAATTAAAAGAAGATACAAAAGAATATTATGGATTAATGATAGCATTAAAATATTTATTTTGTTTTGATCACGGTGTGATGTATGATATACTTAGAAATAAAAATAAATTAATATATGGTATAAATTATAGTATAATTCCAGATGATTTGGATGATAATAAATCATATGTTAAGATTAAATCATATTGTAATAAAAAAGATTTAAAAGAGTTTTTAAGATTATTTTACGAAATATTTAATAGGTATATGATATCACAAGATATGTTTGATCAATATAAACAAAGAATAATATTTAAAATGAATTATAATTATATGAATAATTTAGATTCTTATTTAAATTATTATATGGATTGTATATTTTATAATAGAAAAATAATTAAAGATAAGAGCAAATATATCAATAGTATAAAATATAGAGATTGTATTAAGATCTTAAAGGAGTTTAAAACTAAAAAACATTTAGTATTTTTATATAATAAAAGTTATAAAAAGCAAAAAGATTAAATGAAATACTTAGATCTAAAAACTATTAAAAAATACGAAAAATATGCAGATTACTATAATATAGCTAGAGTATGCCGTGGATTAGATAAATCAACAAAAACAAAAGAAGGTTTTTTAGTTGTTTATAAAAGGTTAAAAGATTGTAATAAATTGAAAAATATTTACGCAACTAAAAATACTACTTGGGATCAATATAGAACTAACTATGTAAATGCAAAATTAGCACAAATGAAAAAATATAAAATAGGTCTTTATGATGATAAAGGTATTCCAACAAAAATGCATATAATATTGATAATGTGGGCATACTCGCCTGTTTTATAAAAAATGATTTTAGTAATTAAAATGTTTAATGGAGCATATTTATAAATCAATAGAAATTAAAGATTATTTATATTATTTTTTTCCTTTGCCGGATTTAGCAATAGAGTTAGTAATAAATAATTTGAAATTAGCAGTAGATTTAAATGGTTATACAAATGAAATGTTAAAATTATATATTAAAAAACATAAAATTGTAGATTTAAATAAATATTTACGTAATACCTATGGAAAATATAGAAGTAATTTAGGTTTATTAAAAAGATATCAATTAATAAAAGTTATACAATATTTTGATATACCAGTGCCATTGAAGCCATACAAAATAGATATAATAGATAAATTTTTGAATGATAATAAAATAAGATACGAGAATAAGAATATATATGTAGGTGATAAATTGTATGTTATTGATAATAAAATAATATTAGGAAAAATAACTATAGAAATTAAAAATGATCATTATACTGTTTGGTTAGGTAATATTTATTTTAGAAATAATAAAATTGAATATAAAAACATAATCTTTTTATATTGTTATTATAATATAATTGAAAATAGAAATATTGAAATTGTTTTTCAAAAAAATAAAATATTAAATAAAATAATACACCATAATTATATAGAATAATTATGAAATTATCGATAGCATCTAAAATGATATTACGTAAATCTCCATTATTACCATTTTTATATACAAACTTTATATTAAACAGCACATTAGAGCATATATTACCAATTTCTTATATGCGACATCAT